ATCAGGTCTTGGATTCCTAACCGCTTGTGGGTCATCAACTGGATACATGCCCAATGACAACTGTGGCTGATCTGGCTCCCAACACTCAGGGCAAACTAAAATATTCTTCAACTGCTGCTTAACAACCAACTTCTTAAGTTGTTTAAGCTTATATCTTTGACCACAACGGTCACATTCCGCAATGGCAAACTTGCCACTACTAAACTTATTAGGCATAGAACAAAGACCTCGGTACAAAGCGGGCGGAAGCTTTTTCTCTATCTTCTGTAGAAGCTAGCGTCCATTGTTCTTCATACTCTGACTTTAAAAACGGTAAACGTTGTTGAGCCGCTGGAATCTTTTGCCCCATATAAAACGCCAACCCAGCAACCATACAAGGACGCAAACGGAATGGAATATCTTGTTCTACATTCCCACTAGCCCCAGCGTCTTGAATTCTACGCATTCTCCAGTAAACAAATGTGTACGGACCACCACCAGCATCAGGAGTGGGCCAAATGTTAATAGAGTTAAGATTTTGTACGCTAATAGCTGCGCCTGTTGTATGAGAAGCCGCTGTTGTGCCATTCTGTCCACGATAGCAATTAGTAAGGGTATTCCCTACTACGTTAGCATAACCAATAATTTCTGAATTGATTTTAATAAATCCGCCACTAGCTAGCTGGGTTGCATCGTTAACCGTAATAGATGTAGCTGTGGCATTAATTGTGCCGTTTAAAATTACAGAAGTTGTATTAGACTGAGCAGATTGACGATTAATCCAGCATTGAATTGGACGCCCAGTAGTTAGTTTATTAGGGATTGTTGAGTATGTAGACTCAGAAATACGACTAATATTAATGTCAATTTGGGTACTTTGAACACCATTATTCTGACGAACTACCATATCTAGGATGTCAATAGTATCGTTATCAAGCGGATATAAACCCTGCCCAGTAACTAAATTAACTTGCATTTGCTCAATCGTCCACAGATTAATACCTCTATTAGCCCACTCTATGGTCAATAAGTTCAACGAACGACGCGCCGTACGCATATCGTAACCCGTACGCAATTCCGTACCACAACGCTCAAAAGCCTCTTCAACGAGGTTATTTAAGTCCAAATTAAAGGTAGTTGTGCCTGATGTGCTCATTTCATTTTCTTCAATGTTTCAGCAAGACGTGCTCTTTGCCCCAGCTTTCCTGGTTTTTTAGCTGCCGCTGCTAATTTTTTAGCAGGAATCTTTTCCCCAGCTTTAACACCCATTTCTTTACGCAATGCGCCAGGTTTCTTGATAGCACCTGCAATCCAGTTTTTAGTAGCCATTACTTAACCTTTCTGTACGGTTTTACTTTTGCTTTTACTTTTGACGGCTGGGGTACGAACTGTTTTCCCTGCGCTTTTCCCGCCCGTTTTGCTCGTGTTGTTGCTGCGTACTCCTGTGGGCTTAATGCTTCGATTGCTTTTTTTGGCAGGTACCGCTCTCCTGTTTCGGACGACGGTTTTCCTGACTTGGTTGTCCGCTTCTGGTCGCCCCACGCTTTGAGACTCCGCTGGGATTTTGCTAGTGCCATTAATTAATCTCCAAAGCCATTTAATCACGATATCCACCGCCAGCAGCTTTATATTTTTTAGCTACTAATTGTGCCTTACGAGCAGACCATTGACCTGCGCCAGTACCTTGCACTGCAGCAGATTTAACTTGGGAAACAATCCGCTTACGCAAACTAGGTTTTGTGTAATTACCAGCAGCATTAACCTTGCCACCTTCTTTATACTGAGTAAAGTCAGTATCATCCCTACGGGCTTTTTTAACCCCGTTAGGCATCTTAGATGGAGCGATTGCGCCCATTCCTCTACTTGGTCTCATGCTCTTGTCTTTCCACGAATACAGCATCCGTCTGCACGTTTAGAAGCTGAAGATACTTTACCACCAGATTTATACAATTTAGATATATCTCGGTTCATTTTACCTGTACCCATACCACCGCTGCCACCACCGCCAGTAGGTTTAGGCAATCTGCCCATATCCTGCAATCTTTCTGTATACGTGCGTGGGCGCTCAGCTTCAACTTTTGCTTTAACTTCTTCAGCTATTTTGCTTACATCAGCCTTAGCCCGATCAACTTTAGCTTTATCTAAAAGCTCGTCGAACTTTCCAGGACCACGCTTCTCTTCGGGAGTGTACTTCTCATTCCCGTCGCCGCCAGTCTGTTTAGAAGGGTCTACAGGCTCAATAGGCATTAAGCTCTTGTCTTTCCACGAATAGCGCAGCCATCAGCCCGTTTAGAAGCGGAGGATACAGAACCACCAGATTTATATTGTGACTTAAATTGACGCAAACCAATATTAGACCTTTCTGGGATATTAATAAAAGGTTTACGAGCACGAAGTCTTGCACCTTCATCTACACCTTCCCATTGGGACTTAGGCTTAGTTACAGAAGCTTTAGTCTGAGTTACAGTTTTAGTTACTGGAGTAGAGGTTGAGGTAGAAGCTGGCATTTCGTTTTCTTCGCCATACCCTGACGTACCAGCAGGAGAGTCATCAGTAGTTGGAGCTTCATCAGGATGAGCAGCTCTCATACGAGCCAAAATATACGGATCTGTACGATCTGCACCACCTAACCATTCTTCTTGAGCAGCGCTAAAACCACCTTTAGCATATTTTTTCATTTTCTTTCTCATTACATTTTTCCTCCGCCACACATCTTAATCATTGTGCCTTTGGTTTTACCTTTAGTAGCGCAGCCATCAGCGGAAGAACGGAATGACCCGCCTTTAGCCAATTTTAATTTGGTGCCTTTACCACCTTTATGCTCTTGCATATCGTGTTGTTTAAAGGCTTTTTTAATCATGGACACATCTTGCTTTTTGTCCATTTTCATGTCTTCTTTCATATCGCTCTTAGCCATGCCACCTTTTTTCATGCCAGATTCTGCATCATAAGATTTTGGCATTTTTGGAAGTAAAGAGTTTAATTCTTTGTTAGCAGTACCACGAGTAAGTGTTTTCATGCCAAGACGATAATCTGCACTGTTAGGTTTAACACCCATACGTTTCATTTTTGCTGAAGCATCGGCATAGGAAGCATTATCATTTGGCATTTTTTCCCCTCTACCAATACCTCCGTATCTACCAGCTTCTGCTAAACCCTCATAGGCAGCATCTTCTAACCCACCTTCAACGTATTTACGAGTCTTTTTCATCATGCCACCCTTTTTAAATGTTTTGCCTTTATCGGCTTTAAGAAATTCCTCCCCAACGGAGGGCTTAATACCAACTTTCTTAGCAAAAGCTGGGTTTTTGGCAACTGCTGCCATTAAATTGTGCTGTTTTTTAGATACGCTTGGCATCATTTACCTTTGAATAAGTTGGTCAATTTTGCTTTCAAGTTTGTTAAACCTTGCATCAATGTGTTCAACAATTCTTTCAACTTCTGCTTTAGTGACGTTATCACGGGCTACCTCTTCTCTTGTTTTGTTTAACAAAATATCAATACGTTTTAATTCATTGAATTTTTCATGCATCATATATCCAATCAGGGCTACAAATATAGTTAGCCCACCTGTCCATAGTTCCATCATGTTTAACATTTCCACCTCTTTAAAGAGGCTGCTTTTCTAGTAGGCTTACCATTTTCATCTTTCATAGGTCCAGGCATACCAGACATACGAGCACAGAATGACTTCTTACGAGGACCACCTTCGGGCTGTGGAGCCTTTAGATTCGAGCCAGTAGCCGCATTATATTTAGCACGACCTTTGGCGGTAAGCCCAGCGCCCTTAGATACAGGCAACTTTTCACCACGACCAATCGCAAGAGAAACTCCTTTTTTCTTGGTAGCCATTATGCAGCATCCTTTTTAGAATCTACTGGGCGAATTAATGGATATAAAAACTCTTCACCGAAAGAACCTTCAAACTCGTGAATACCCATATGACCTAACTTGATTGTAGGATCAATCCATACTTCAAAACCTTGCTCACGGGCGCGATCACAGAATAAATAATCTTCACCAATGTACTGCCCATCTTTTAGCTCAAAGTCAAAGAAACAGATTGTTTCATCGCCTTCTTTTTTCTCGTCATGGTAAACCCACTCTGGATGTGCATCACGAAGACTTTCAAATACTTCACGGCGAATCATCATAAAAGCTGTAGCTACACGCTTGGCTCTTACTAGACCCATTTTGTCCATAAAAATGCTTTCATCGTCTGTGTCTAATGTAGAGAAATAGACCTGACCTTTTTTACGGGCAACAGGAATACCAGCCACGATGCCTTTTTTAGGGTCTGTGTTCCATGCCATTAAACGGAAAATATCTTCAGCATCAAAGTTAATATCCGAATCAATAAACATTAAGTCTGTACAGTCTGACTTTAAGAAATCAGTAGCAATTAGATTGCGTACACGAGACACAACGGAGCATCCAGAGATGTTGCAGACCTGAACGTCAACACCGTGTTTCATTGCCATCAAACAAAAATTAGCCATCGAAATAGCTAATTTTGAGGATACTTTGTAGTCGTAGGAAGGAAGACCCAACATCACCTTCCGACCTGCTATATGATAAGCACCTTCTGATTTAATTGGTTCGGTCATTTTTTATCCGTATTGAATAGTCTGGTAGTTAATATTAGTTACTACAACATAAATACCATTTTCCGCCAAAATTCCTTCACCAGAAAAAATTGCTTGGAACGGCTGTACTGCTGTTCCTGTGTTATAACTAGTTAAAAATTTACCAGTTGAATATACGCAAGCAGTACTACTAGCAATGGTTCCAGTATTAAGATCTGTAATACTAAAAGTATCAGCAGTTAAAACAGTAATTGTATAGGTTCCAGCAACGGCAGCAACACCAGAAGCAGCGGCATATGTGATACCAATAGCTTGTCCAGTAGCTAAACCATGTGCCGTTTTTGTAACTGTTACTGTATATCCAGAACGAGCATAAGTAGCTGATACTGGGGCAGTAGTGGTATCAAATAAATCAATACTGCCAGCCGTACCAGTGCCAAGATAAACTAAATTTTTAAGACGAGCACGACCAGATACTGCTAAACCTGAACCGCTAAAATGCGTGCCTTTTACGTCATATTGCATTGTCATAATTAATCTCCTAAAGATGTAATGGGGGAACTAGTCCCCCGCAAGATTAATTAAGCATTCGAAGCAGATGCAACATAAGTGC